ATAAATTAATTTAATTTTATTTGGATATATCAAAAATATTTCGTATATTTACATTGTAAATGATGAGATATGACAAGAAAAGAAATTCAAAAAGTTACAGAAGAAGTTTATAATAAGGTTATGAATTATTATGGTGAATCCAAACACCACGAAACTCCTCCTTATATAGCAATAGAAGATACACCTTACTCAGATGATGTAGTACCCAAAGACCTTTACGGTGAGTACTGTTCTATGTTAAATGAAGTAACACTCTATTGGAAAAATATTCCTTCGTTAGAAGTACTTATACGAACTCTTGTTCATGAGTACCAGCATTACTTACAATCTCCTTCTTGGATGAGACGATATTATAACATGGGTCATAGTTATAATACACATCCATATGAAGTAGCTGCATTTAATGAAGAAGAAAATTGGAAAAAATTTGTTTAATTAAAAATAATTTCGTATCTTTGTAAAAGATTATTAAAAAGGTTATGGCGAAAAAAACTACAAAAACTACTACTAAACCAAAAATAGTAGAACAAAAACCAACAAGAGCTCACAAATTAAACTTTATTGCACAAGATGAAGTAGAGTACGAGGTAATCAGATATGATGACCCTCAAATAGTAGAGGAGATTGAAAAACTTTATCCTGAAACTACTATGGAATTCAAACGTATATTATTTGACCAATATGAATTGTTCTGTAAAAAACAATCTAATTATGGACCAGAAAACATTTCTGTTGGTACTAAATTAGAAACAGATGAAGAAAAGAAAGTTTCTTTAACAGGTCTTTGGTTTAGAATGAACGATAAGATTATGAGATTGAAACAACTCGTAGTTTTAGGTAGTAAAGATAACGTAGGAGAATCTATAAATGATACTTATCAAGACCTATCAGTTTATGGAATTATTGCCCAAATTGTCAAGAACGGCAAATGGGGAAAATAACACGATTTTCGAGAAGATTTTTCGGTGATTTTTTCGATTTCGTTATATTTATATGTATAAAACACACACCGATAAAACAATTAATTATTAACATTTAAAGAGGTAAAATTATGGCTTTAGACATTAACGCAATCAGAGGTAGACTGAACAAACTACAAAACACACAACGTAAGACAGATGCACTTTGGAAACCAACTCCAGGAAAACACCAAGTGAGAATCGTACCTTACAAATTCGTAAAAGATAATCCATTTATCGAACTTTACTTTCACTACAACATTAACAACAAAACTTATCTTTCACCACAATCTTTTGGTAGACCTGACCCTATTGTAGAGTTTGCAGATAAACTAAAGAGAATGGGTGATAAAGAAGATTGGAAAGCTGCAAAAGCTATGGAGCCAAAACTTCGTACTTTTGTTCCTGTTATTGTAAGAGGTGAAGAAGGTGAAGGAGTAAGATTTTGGGGATTTGGTAAAACTGTTTATCAAGAAATCCTTGGGTATATCGCTGATCCTGATTATGGTGATATTACAGACCCAACAAGTGGTAGAGATTTAACAATCGAATATAAATCAGCAGAAGAGGCTGGTACATCCTACCCAACTACAACAATCAGAGTTAAACCAAATGCATCACCATTGAGTGAAGATTCTACAAGAGCAACAAACTTCTTAGAATCACAAACTGAGATTACAGATTTATATTCTGAGTTATCTTATGATGAATTAAAATCAGTATTAGAGGGATGGTTGAATCCAACTAATGAAGAAGGTGCAGGAGACGAATCAGTTTCACAAGAATCTCTTTCTACATCTACCCCTACTCAAACTACAACTCAAACAACTGAGGCAACTACAACTACAACTACAACTTCAGATACTAAGAAAACTGATGATGTTGCAGCTGCTTTTGATGATTTGTTTAACAATTAAAAAACCAAACTAAATGGCAAAAAAGAAAGAAGAACTGGACTTAGCAGATATCCTTGCAGGAGAACTGAATAAACAGTCCAAAGATAACAAAGTTGCATTTTTCCTTGATGATGATAGTGCACCTACAAACGTAGATGGATGGGTATCGACTGGATGTGCAATGTTGGATGTTGCAATTTCTAACCGCCCTTATGGTGGATTGCCAGTTGGTAGAATAGTTGAAGTAACTGGTTTAGAACAATCAGGTAAATCACTCGTATCAGCACACCTTCTTGCTGAAACACAGAAACAAGGAGGTGTTGCTGTATTAATCGATACTGAAACCGCAGTAAGTAGAGAATTTTTGGAAGCTATCGGTGTGGATGTTTCAAAATTACTTTATGTATCTGCAGATTCAGTAGAACAAATCTTTGATATGACCGAAACTATTATTGAAAAGGTTAGGGAAACATCAAAAGATAGATTAGTAACTATCGTAACTGATTCAGTTGCAGCTGCTTCAACTAAAGCAGAACTTGCTTCGGATTATGGTAAAGATGGATACGCTACTGATAAAGCAATCATCATCTCCAAGGCGATGAGAAAAATTACCAACATGATTGGTAGACAAAAAATCTTATTAGTTTATACAAACCAACTTCGTCAGAAGATGAACGCCATGCCCTTTGGTGACCCATGGACAACAAGCGGTGGTAAAGCCCTTGCATTCCATGCCTCTGTTAGATTGAGATTAAAAGGAACTGGACAAATCAAAATGAAGGTTGGTGGAAACGATAAGATTGTTGGAATGAAAGTTCGTTGTCAAGTTGTAAAAAACAGAATGGGCCCACCACTTCGTTCAACTGATTTCGAAATTTACTTTGATAGAGGAATCGATAACTATGGTTCTTGGTTAAAGGTAATGAAAGAAGAAAAGATAGTTAAACAGGCTGGTGCATGGTACACTTATGTTGATACTGAAACTGGTGAAGAACTTAAATTCCAATCAAAAGATTTCATCGAATTGATGGAAACTAGAGAAGAAATTCGAGAACAAATCTATAAAAAGATTTGTGAAGAACAAATTTTACAATACAAATCAGATACCTTAGATATTGATGCAATGGAAATTGATAACAATGGTATCATAGATGAATAAAAAACAAAGTTATGAGTAAATTAGTAACAATGTTGAGAAAGAGTGCTGAGGCTGATAAAGCCAAGGCACTTTTATCTCTTGATTTATTAGACAAGAAGGCAGTTGGTATTGGTGACCACTCTACTGAAGATTTCTACAAGAATGCCGAGGAAGCACTTGGATTACTTGCAGATGCACAAGATAGATTGGAAGCACTTGAAATTTACCAACAAAGTTTAGAAAAAGACCTTCTTACATGAAAGAACTCTACAAGAACATTTTAGAATCTGTTGAAACTCAACATAACCAAAATATCGATAAACACAAGAATTCTCGTGTGTTGATTATCGATGGTTTAAATACCTTTATCAGGTGTTGGACATCTACTCCAACTCTTAATGATGATGGTGACCATGTGGGTGGTGCAATAGGAACTCTAAAATCTATTGGTTATGCAATACGACAAGTAGAACCAACTCGTGTAATCGTAACATTCGATGGCCAAGGTGGTTCTACTAATCGTAAAAAGATTTATAGTGGGTATAAGGCAAATCGTGCCAAAAGTAAAATGAGAATTAATCGTGCATACAACGAAATGATGAACGAAGAAGAAGAGCGTGAATCAATGAAAAGACAGTATGTGTGGTTAATTGATATGTTAAATTATTTACCAGTAACAACCATGATTTACGATGGTGTTGAAGCTGATGATACGATGGCATATATTACTACAAATCTTCTTAAAGAAGATGAACAGGCAGTAATCATGTCTACTGATAAAGATTTTCTACAATTGGTGGATGATAAAACTATTGTTTGGTCACCTACTAAAAAGAAAGTTTATAATCAAAACAGAATCAAAGAAGAGTTTGGAATGGACCCAAAAAACTTGTTGTTGTATCGAGTTTTAGATGGAGATTCTTCAGATAATATACCTGGTGTATATGGGTGTGGTATAAAAACTATACTTAAACGATATCCAGAAGTTACAGAAGATAAAGAAATTACTCTTGATGAATTTTTTCAATTAACTGAACAAAAAGTTGAAGAAACGAAGGGTAAGATAAAAATATACAACGATATCATTGAATCCAAAGAACAAATTATAATGAATGAGAAATTGATGCAACTTAAAGATGTTGATATTTCTGGTAATATTAAAATGCAAATTCTTGATAGATTTAATGAGGAAATAAATCCATTAAACAAAATGGATTTTATGAAGATTTTGTTAAAATACAAAGTAGTGAATAATTTTGGAGATTTAAATGATTGGTTAAAAAGAACCTTTGGTGGAATTATTACCGATTAATTTGGATTCTTCAAATAATTTTCGTATCTTTGTATCAGTTTTAAAAAAGAGTCAATGCAAGAAACAGTAGATACCTTATCGAAATATGGGCAATCATTTCAATCAAAGGTTGTATCTGCACTAATTACTGATAACAAGTTTCTCGATTCCATATCGGAAATAACCACCACCAAGTTCTTTGAGAACGATGCTAACAAGTGGATTATTGGTGAGATACTTGAGTATCATAACGAGTTTAGAAAACCTCCCACACTTGATGTATTCAAATCTCAGTTATCCAAAGTAGATAACGATATTTTAAAGAAAACTGTTGTAGAACAACTACGCCATGTTTTTACTCAAGTTGGTAACGTAGATTTAGATTACATAAAAAAAGAATATAGAGAGTTCTGTATCAATCAGAATCTTAAAGGAGTAATCCTTCGTTCAGTTGATTTACTAAAAGCTGGTTCTTATGATAGAATCAAAGATTTAGTAGATAATGCCATGAAAGTTGGTAACGAAACTGATTTAGGCATGGATTACATCGAAGATTATGATGAAAGAATGCAGGATTTAAAAAGAACAACAGTTCCAACCAAGTGGGAACCTATCAACGATTTAATGGATGGTGGATTAGGACCAGGTGAGTTGGGAGTAGTTGTTGCACCTTCGGGTGTAGGTAAAACTTGGATACTTACTGCAATTGGTGCAGAAGCTGTTCGAAAT